TCATGCCTTCCACAGCAGCTTTCCAAGCGGCGAATCCTCATTGCTGTCAACACACCTGCGCAGAGATCCAGGGCGAGCATCAATCCACGCCTCAAACGCCGCGCGCTCATCCGCCGCCGGCTTGGCCTGCTGCTCGGTGTTTTCGGCGCGCTCGATGGCGGCGTCGCATCGCGCCACCTGCGCACAGAAGCGCTCCCGCAGTTCTGCAAACGTCGGCGGCTCGGCCCGCTGCTGCGTGGGTGCAGCGGCGAGCATGGCACTCGCGTAGTGCCAGCGCCATGCGAAATAGTGCTGCGCTTGGCGTAGCTGACTCGCGTTATGCCTGTCCGCGTGGCTCTGTGCGATCGCACGGTTTGCCGCCTGACCGATTTCATCCAGGTGCGAGGCCAGGTCCCACGTGCCATCCAGAATCCATTGGCGAAGGTGTTCCTTGTCCTCTTCGGGCAGATCAACGAAGCCAGGTTGCCCATCCAGCGCCTCCCTTCCCGACAAGACGGCCGGAAGCGGCGGCAGGTCGTCGCCGTGAGCGAACCAGGGCGGGATCTCGGCCGGGGCGTGGATGGCAAAGAGATCCATGCGAGCATTGCGGTAGTGATGGCCGGCCGACGCGCTCATCGTGCACCTCCCAGCTCAACCCAACGGCGAATGAACATCGCCTGCGCGCGTTCGGGGTGCACGGTATTCACGCGGCGCGCGAGCGGCTCGATGCCGTCCAGCACCGTCCAGGGCGTGGGATCATTGGGCAGCAGGTCGCGACGCTCGGTGGCGAGCAGCACGAGGTCGGCTGTGGCGACAGGCTCGCTCAGCTTGGCGGGCAGGCAAAAGCGCGCGCGGATCACGCCGCTGATGCGGGCCTCGACCGCGCGGTAGTCGGGCAACAGGGCTTTGAGCGGGCGCGGGATGTCCTTGCAGTACGCCTTATGCGCGTCGTGCAGAAGCGCCTCAAGCGCGTGCTCGCGCGGCACGATCTGGCTGGCGAGCACGCTGTGTTGTGCCACGCTGTAGAAGCGGCGCGCGTGGCCGCCGTAGTGGCATTCGCGGGAGAGTGCCTGAGCGATGTCGAGGATGTCGATCTGCACGGGCTTCGGGTCGGCGTAGTCGAAGCGCTTGTTGGTTGCGGTAAGGATCCAGGTCATGCGTACCTCGTGGGTAGGAGTTCGCCGGCTGCGGCAGCGCCGCGTTGCGTGGCGAGCGCGTAGACGGTTTGGGTGGCATGCAGTTGCTGGCGGCGCGTGGTCGCCTCCTGCATGTCGTCGGTGAGGGTGAGGGCGGCGCCGATCGCGCGGAACTCGTCGCCGGTACAGCCGAAACGGTCGATGCGCCGGAAGCGCTTGCCGACCTCAGCGACAGCAACAACGCCGCGCGCCATCGCGTCGAGCGCATCGCCAACGTGGGCGAAATGCTGCTGTGCCAGCACCTGGCCGACATTGATGCGGAAGGCCAGGGTGTGCCAGCTTTCCTCGGTGGCGGTGCCGTCGCGCAGCTTCTCGAGTTCGACATGCGGCACCAGCTGCAGCTGCACCTCGGCGCCGCGGCTGAAACGGATGACCGATGGCAGGGCGCCCGTTTCGCGCGCGGGCCGGCCGCGATGGTGGCGGCGCTTGCTCACGGTTCCACCGCGCCCAGCGCCGTCGTCACTTCGCTGACGTAGTCGTCCAACTGTCCCAACAGATCTGCCGGGCGACCGTTGTTGAACATCTCGATGTCGCCGTGGGCGAAGTCGATGCCGTGCTCACTGCTGTGCTCGGCCACGCGGCCGGCGGCGGCCCGGTGCAGGTGGAGGATGACGCCGCCGGCGCGGCGGATCATGTCGGCCTCGTTCTCCATGCGGACATCCGAGACGACAACGCTGTGACCCGCGAAGAGCTCGGCGCGGATGCGCCCCTCGGCCAGCGTCACCCACACGTCGGGCGAGACCAGCAGGCGGCCCCACTCCGTGCCCATCGACTGCATGAGCTGGCGAGGGGACTTGCCGATCAGCGGCAGCAGTTCCTCTTTGCGGCCGGGCTCGAAGTCTTTGACGGTCAGGCCGAAGCCTGCCTGCAGCATCGCGCGCAACGGGTCTGCGAACGCGATCTGGCGGAAGCCGTAGGCGGCGCGCAGGTGCGCGGCGGCGGTGTCCTTGCCGACCTGGGCGCGGCCGGTGATTCCGATCAACATGGGCTGTCCTCGATGGGCAGCCCGCACGCCCGGCGGCGCGCGGGCATGGTGGTTATTGAGCGAAGGGCTCGCCGAAGAAGAAGGGCGTGCCGGTCTTCTCGCGGATCGTGGCGATCAGCGTGGTGGTGGCGGCCTCCAGCGTCTTGTCCTGGCGGATGAGTTCGTACCAGAAGCTGACCTTGCCGTCCCGCGCGCGGTAGCGCAGCCTGGCGTCGATGCGGTAGGCGTCGCCATTCCAAAACACTGGAATGCCGACCGCGAAGCGCTCGAACAGCTGCATCTTCGCCAGGGTCTGGTCGTCGTCGTCCTGCACGAACGACATCTGCACGCCGCCATTCGACAAGCGGATGGCGCTCTTGAACCGCATGTCCTGATTGGCCTCGAACGACAGGGCCATCTCCAGCATCTGCGCGCCCGTCGGCAGGCCGGCGCCGTCCGGGCTGGCGATGTCCTTGAGGTTCTCCTCGATGAAGCCGGCGAACTCGGCTTGACTCATCGGCTTGCGGTTCTGGCCGAACCAGCGCCGCCACTCCTCGCTGAACTCGGGGCTGAAACGGGCGAGATGATCGCGCCACTGCGGCTGGGTTTCATCCTCGCCGTGGTCGTTGATGATGGCGACGAAGCCGACGCTGCCCGCCTTGTAGTCGGCGTTGCCCCAGATCGTGCTGTCCGTCAGCGAGCCGTGGCGCTTCACGTAGTCGATGAAGCTGTCCGCATCCAGCAGCTTGACCTTGGCGCGCTTGCGCAGCGGCGCCGCGAGGCGGTTCTCGTCGTCGTGCGTCTCCAGCTTCCAGTCAGGCGGCAGTGCCACGCGGCGCACGGCGCCGGGCGCGTCCAGGAGAATCTCGACGGGGTGCTTCATTTCCTTGGCCAGGGTCTCGGCCAGGTTCGGATGCTGTTCCATGGTGGTGGTGTCCCGCGCGGGGTGTTGAGGTGGGGGTTAGGCCGTCTTGAGCACGGACGGCGCGGCGTCGGCCGTGGTGGCGACGCTTTTCAGGTCCAGCTTCTGCTGGCGGGGGTCGTCGGCAACGAGGTTGCCTTCGGGCGTTGCGAACAGCATCGCCTCCATGGCGTCCTCGGCCGGCTTCTTGAGCGTGACCTTGCCGGTGATGTGCATGGCGCCGCCGCGGGTCGCCTTCTTGACGGTGATTTCGAGCGTGAGCTTTCCGCTCTTGCCGGATGTGTCGACAGCAGTGACTAGGTCGTTCATCTTGTCGCTGGCCATGTCGATGAACACGCCGCCGCCGATGTGGCGCAGGGTGTCGGTTATGGGTCTGGCGGACACGGTGTCCTCCCAATGAATGCCGCCCACGTGAGCGCCGGGCGGCATGGCGCTAGTCGAGGTCGTTGGCCTGCAGCTTCTTGAGGTCAACGGTGGGTGAAGAGCGGGCGCGCGGGGGCGCCCGCAGGGTTTTGCGACGCGCGCGCAGGGACCGCGCGAGTTGGCGCCGGACGGCAGGGATGCCGACCTGTTCCTCGGCGCGGCCGGAGCCGCGCAGGCGGAGGAATTCGGCGATCAACTCGGCGCGGGTGAAGCGCTGGCGGGCCATGTCCGTTACGCGACGAGTTGGGCCGCGACTGCGTGGCAGGTCGGCGCGATGGCGCCGGCCAGGCCGAACAGGGCCAGGATCAGGACGATGCCGGCGGCCGGATTGCGGCTGAAAGGGCCGTTGGCCAGGCGGTGGGCAGCGGACGTGCGCTCGGTCATAGCGACACCCCATTGCCGGGGCGCTCGGGAAAGGCTATCGCTTCGGCCTTTTCGAGGGCGTCGCCCCTCATGCTAGAGACGCGCAGTTGCAAGCGGCCCTTTTTCAGGGTGTGGGAGGGATATGCCCCCGTGCCGCGCTCGATCACCTTCCACTTGCTGCGCAGCAGCGCCGCCAGCAGACCCGGGCCATGGTCGAACATGGGGTGGTAGGCGAGTGTGCTGCTGAACGGGCTGCGCGAGAGGTATTCGGCATAGATCTCGCGGCCGGCGGCTTTGATGGCCGGCCGCTCGGCGTCGAGCAACTTGAGTGCCGCGCGCATGCGCTCGAGCTCTTTGATGCGCGCGCGGTGGCGCTCGTTTTCGCGTTCGATGGCTTGCTCGTACAGCGGCAAAGCGAGCATTGCCTCAAGGGAGAGGGGCTTTTTCGCTTTCATGCCGCCACCTCGCGACGCTGCGGTTGTTCCCAGCCTTCTGCCTGCGCAATGTGGGCTGGCACAACGACGAACACCGCGCGCGCCACGCCTGGCAACGCCAAGCTGTAGTGCAGATGGCGATGCGTCGATGCGAGCAATTTCGGCTTGATGCCGTGAGCGTTCAGAAAGCGCAGGGCAGTTGCATGATTCAGCATGCTCAACTGGAGATCCCCGCCGAGCGGGTCGATCAGGCGCAGATTGACGCCGGCACGGTGGGCGATGCTGAGGAATTCGCCGATGGCATCAATGTTGTCGGCGAGTCGTTCGATGGTGCTGCGTCGACGCGCGATTTCCTCGTCGAGTTCCTTGAGCAGGCGTTCGGAGTGGCGCATGGCGGGCCTCACGCTTGCTTGTGGCGAACGTTGATGCGCAGTTCGGTCTGCGCTTCCTGGTCCAGGTGCAGCCCGTAGGCGTGCACACCGAGCACGGCGGCCACTGCTACGCAGTAGAGCAATCCGCCTTTGATGCGACCTGATTTTTTCATTCGTTGCTCCATCGTTGTGGATGCGACGAATTAAAGCATGCTTTCTTTGGTGAATCAAGTATGCTTTATTTCCGGCTGGCGCGGGTCGTGAGCATTTCGATGCTATGGGGGTGAGCAACTAAATGCTTGCCTTGTTGGCAAAAATATGCTCATGAAATCCGCTCGTGTATTGCTCGCTGAGAACCTAGCCCGCCTGATGGCGCAGTCGACGAATCTGCGTAGTGCGCGGCAACTGGCTCTTCGGGCCCGGGTTGCGCAGACAACGATCAGCAATTGGCTACGTATTGACCGTGCGCCGACGCTGGCCCCCCAGTTGAGCGCTCTGGAGGCGGTCGCAAAGGCATTTGGTATTTCGGTGGGGGAACTGCTCTCGGAGCCCGTGAATGACGAGCTGGTGGTGCGGCTGCGGTCTGAGCTACAGGCGTCGCGGGCGCATGCGTCCCGTGTGTCGCGAATGCTGTATGAACTTGCTGCGCTGCTTGAGTCTGGGGATGCGGCGGTTGAGCCGGCGACGCGCGATTTCAATGACCCCAGCTCTACTGAGTTGCAGGATTATTTGTTGTCCGGCGCGCCACCCTCACTCGCGTCGCGACGTACTTCAGCAGATCGTAAGAAATGAGGTTGCGGACGGGTGGGGAGTCTGCATAATCACCCGTCACGAGCGGCTTTCTCACAGAATTTCAAATAAGTAAAGACGCCGCTTCCTCTGTCTAGCGTCGGTGCCAGCCCACCCCAACGGGTTATGGCTCGATCAACCATAACCCGATGGGCATCGTTCTCGAATTTAGTCCACGCGCGCCGGATGGGCGCGATCCCACTCCTCCTTTTCCTGACAAGCGCTTGCGCGACGCATACCGTCGCGATGTTGAGCGTGCGGTCCAGTTGATTACAGAATGCACGGCGTCGGGCGAATACGACGGCCTCGTTGCGATCCTTCGGCCTCGTGCCGCATCGGCCGAGCCCGCTGTCGTGGCTGCCGGGGTCTACCGGCATCAGCTGTCGGAAGCGGCCAATGCCAGCATTTTTCTGCATCAAACAATTAGGCAGCATCTGCGGGCAGCCGAGCGCGCTGCTGAGGATGAAACGCCCCCGGCGGACGAAGTCCCGGCGGATACTGGAGGTATCAGCGCCATGCAGGACGCAGATAAGGTCGAGCTCTGGAAGAAGGCGACGGCGCGCTATCGCCGTTGCGAACAGTTGCTTCGTGTCGCATTCAGCCAGCAGTTGCGGGCATCGCCTGAAACCACTGAGCTGCTAATGCGCGTAAGCCAATTGCCGATTGAAACGGTGCTGGATGTGCTGTGGGAGTTAGTGCGTTTGCCGGGACATGCGTCGGCACACACGCGCATGGACGTGCTCAAGGCCATTCAGGATTTTCGCGCTGCGCGTCGCCAAGTTGCGGTTTGGATGCCTCCGGCCGAGGAGGAGGAGGCCTATTTCGCGCAGCATTCGGACTATCTCTGCGCTGACATTCTCGCGAGCGGGCTAGACGAGTTGGGCCGCGCAGAGGCGGCGCTGCTGAGGTTGGTCGGCGATGCGGCCGAATTGGTAGTCGGCGAGTAAAGCTCGCACCAACGCGCGGGCTGCGCTCGCGTACTCAACCAGTCTTCTTCTTCCTGGCCTTTCGGGATGGTGCGGGAGCACCGGCCAAGAAATAATCCTCGTCTTTGGCCTGGCTGGGGTCGAAGGATTCCTTTTGCGGTTCGGCGCCACGCGCTTGTCCCGCCTTCTTTGCGCGTTCCTCAGCGCGCTCCAATTCCGCTTCTAGCTTGGCTTCGACGAACGCGCGTTCGTCCGCCGGCAGCAATAGCACGCGGTCTAGCTCCACCCGAGTGAACGGCCATAGCGACGGCTCTTTTGCAGCGCCGGAACGAGTTGGTTCCCCCTCGCCAGTGGCCAGCCACAAATCATCCACGCGCAGAAAGCGCGCCGCGCGGGCGGAGTTCTCGGCGGTGAGCGCCTTGGTGCTGCCCAGGATCACCTGGCCGATCGCTTGTTCGCTGATGCCGAGATGTTGCGCGAGCGTCGTCCTTGTCTGGTGCGACAACTTCAGCGCAGTTTGGAGGCGTTCGCCGTACGTGTTCATGCGTAAAGCATACTTACATTGATATAAAGAATGGTTGATTCGCTTGGACAAGCATGCTTTAATCGCGGCCATGCGGAAATCAACAGCTATCCGGCTGCTGGGCGGCTCGCCTACGGTCGCGGCCAGGGCGATCGGCGTGACGAGTCAGGCGCTGTCCCAGTGGCCTGCGTCTTTGCCGCGGCGCCTAGAAGACCGTGTTGTCGCGGCGGCGGCTCGCAAATACCTGGCGTCCGAGCTGGGGCGACTCATGGCCGATGCTGAACGCGGTGCCGGGCAGGATGGCGTCGCGTGCTGAGTCGCACGCGGTTCTATTTCGCCTAGCGTCGCGCCATGCCCGGTCACCTGTTGACGAGGCGTGAGCAAAGCTCGGGCCGACCGCATTGCAGGGGCACGCGCGGCCTGTCGCTCGCCTCGGCGTCTCGTGTTCCTGCTGGTGTTGCTTTGCATGGCGTGCTCGCTCGTTTGATTCGATGAACGAATCTTAGGCGGCAGCGCGGAACAAGAAAACGGCCATTTTCATCGAGGTTTACCGTGATCTCCTCCCGTATGTCCGAGGTTGACCAGCACGAAGCGCTGTACGGATTGGCAACTCGCTATCCGGGCGGCCTGGCTGGGCTTGCCGATGCCCTTTCGCGGCGGACGGGCCGGCGGGTCTATCTGAATGTCCTGCGCAACAAGCTGCGGCCTGGTATTACCACTCATCACGTCACGCTGGAGGATTTCTCCCTGATCCTTGAGCTGTGCGAAGAGGCGGGTGTGCCTGGTGCGCACGCGCCGCTCGAGGCGCTGTGCTGGCGCCATGACCGGGTGCCGGCCGATTTGCCGGAGGCCGACGTTGAGGATCCCAACCCCGCACGCACGGTGTGTCAGGTCATGGCCAAGATCGGCGACCTGGCCGCGACCGTTGCAAGGGCTGCTGAGGACAACATCATTACCGAGCCGGAGCTCGGGTGCATTGAGGCCGAGTTCCTCAAGGCGCAGGTCGCCTTAGCGACGTGGCATGCCGCGATTCGGGCGCAGGCTGCCACGTCGCTGTGTGGGGATGCATGACGCAACGTTCGCTGACCTGGGCGCCGGAGACGCCGCGCTTCTATGCGGACATGACGTGTTGCAAGCCGGCCCGCGTGTCGGTCGGGCTGACCTGCCGGCGCCCCAATCAGCAGTGCTGTGCCGTCCATTACATCCGCTCCGCGCTACGCCAGCGTGGCGAGAAATCGCTAATCCAGTTCGCCGATCACCTGCTGTCCGCCTGCGGGTGGCCGCTCGGAGAGATTTTCTTTTCGTTCAGCGCGGCCGGCGAAATGTCTTCGCTGGCCGTTGTGTGCGCCAAGCGCTGGCGCGCCATTTCATCCGCGGCCGATCGTGCCGCGTATCGCAATCAGATCCGCGCCGACACGTCGCCCGAATTCGTGGCGACGTTCGACGTGCTGTGCGAGGCCGACCCCGGCTCGCAGTGAGGAATTCCGTGGACTACCCAATCGAACCGATCGACACGATCGAGCGGCGGGGCCGCTCGGCCATGTGCAATGGCCTTGAGCCCGAGATGTGCCCGTACGACTACGACACAGCGCACTGGCGCGCGTGGCAACTCGGCTACGTGGCCGCAGCTCTGGAGGCGGTGCACGCCGTTGCCGCGTGTGTGGATGACGAGGTGGCCGCATGACCGCCGCATTCGTAATCACTGGCGAGGAGTGGCAGGCGCTGGCCGCCGTCGACCATCTCGCGTGCCGCCTCTACCTGGTGCTGCGACGTTGCATGGATTTCCGGACGGGCGTGGTCGGTGGCCCGGTCAAGGCCATTTCCTGGCAGGCGCTGCGTGAGCACACGGAGGTGCCAGGCCGGCCAGGCGTGCGCTATTTCCGCCCAACCGAGCAGCAGTTGCGCCGCCGTGTCGAGCAGTTGGAGAAATGCGGGTTGCTGCGCCGGATCAGCGAAGGGCTGACCCTGAAATTTCGGATGCTGCTGGCGCGCACGGATTCGTGCGTCCAGAAAAAAGCCGGAGGGGGCGCGAGAGGGGAGAAAAAGCCGGAGAAAGCCAGTCGTGGCGCGGTTTCGCGGCAGGGTGGTGTGGGTAGGCGTGAGGCAAAAGCCGACACACATCCGTTTCCCGGTAACACCTCTAAACCCTCCTCACCTCCCTTTCCGGCGCAGGGTGAGGAGGAGGGGAGAGATGCATCACAAACCGAACCCGGTTGCGATGCTGTCGAGCCGGGGGCTGTCGACGCGCAACGGCACCAGCTCTCAGAGCAACCCCGCCGCGACGCGGGCGCGGTAGGGGATGGCCCTGCGGGCCGGCTTGCAGAGGGCGAAGATGGCGAACGGCCGTGGTCGCCTGTGCTGGCGTGGCCGCGACGCATTCCGATGCATGAGCGTGTTGCCGTGGCTCACCAACTGGCCGTGCTGCCGCGTGACCGGTGGCAGCGCGTGCTCGACGAATGGGAGGGCAGCATGGACGGCGGGCAGATCAAGCGGCCGTGGCTGTTTTTCGAGAGCCTCGTCGCCAAAGCCAGCGGGCCGGGCTGGGTGCCCGAGTTCGCGGACCGGGTGCGTGGTGCGCGCGAGCAGCAGGCTCGGGCCGGTGCCACATTGCAGGCGCAGCGCCAGGTGCCGGTCGAGGTGCCGCCGGCCGCGGCGGGCTTCTCGCCCACTGTGCAGCGCATGCGAGCGCAGATGAAGCTGCGAGAGCGCCAATGACGACACCTGAGCAAGCTTTCGCCGAAGCGTGCGCGCAGATGCCGCGCCGCGCCAGCCATGCCGACACGTGGTCGTCCCGCGCGGTGTTCTGGACCGCCGTTCGCGCGGGTGTCGACACGCTCGGTCGGCCGTGGTCCCAGGTCGCCGAGCGTTGGGCGCACCTGTGGGCGGTTGCCGCCGCCGAGCATTTGCCGCCGATTCCGGGGGCCGCCCATGTGGGCGCGGCGCCGGATGTCGCTGCGGCCGAGCAGAACCTTGAGCGGATGCGCGTCATGGTCGGCGCGCGCCGCCGCTGATCCAAGAATCCAAACACCAGGGAGAGCAATGCGTATCGATCCGAGGGAACAGGTTGCAGTCGCCATGAACGCGCGCGGCCAGTTGGCCGACACGGCTGCAGCGAGCGATGTTGTGATGGGCGCGCTCGCTGCGGCCGATGAGTTGGGTAGTGCGCTGTGGCGCCTGCGGTACGGCGAAATCGCGCGGGCGAGGGGGATGGATCGCGCGACCGCGCTGCTGGCGAAGCGCTTGCGCACGAGCGTGCGCGGCCGTGGCCTGCGTGATCGCCGGCCGAGCATTGGCGACGGCGGGCCGGACATCTTCCAACGGCTGGCGCGCCGCGCGGTGTGGGAGTGGCTGCACGATGCTTGCCCAGCATGCGGCGGGAAGGTGGTGGGCGGCACGCCGGACGCCGGCCACATCCTCGGGGAGCGAGCTTACAGCTGCGCGGTGTGTCATGGCACCGGCCGCGCGCGCTACAGCGATGCGGAGCGCGCGATGTCGCTGGTGCTCGATGTCGACGTGTTCGCGCGGCGATGGCGCGAGCGGTTGGAGGCGGCGCTCGCGCTGCTCGATCGATACGATGGCGACACCGAGCGCGCGGTGAACGCGCGGCTGCGGCCTCTTGCGCAATCGAAACGCCTCGCCTAGAATCCGCTCCATCCTGCTGGCACCGTGCACGACGGTGCAGCCCTCCCGGGACACATGACAAGAGCAATAGGAGCCTGGGCGGATCATCGATAGGGAACGTGCGTCCGCAGAATTCATCATCGAAGCCCCGAGTGCGAAAGCCCTCGGGGCTTTGTCTTTTCCGCTTCCCGTTCGGAGTTCGCACATGCCACCCAAGGCGCCGCGCCCGTGCCGTGCGCCGGGCTGTCCCAAATACGCCGCACCCGGCAGTGCCTACTGCGACGAGCATACCGCTCAGCGACACGAGGCGGAGGCTGCTCGCCGTGGCACCGCCGCGAGTCGCGGCTACGGATCGAAGTGGCAGCGCGAACGGCTCGAGTACCTGAAGCGGAACCCGATCTGCGTGGAGTGCAAGAGGGCCGGCCATGTGGTGCCGGCCAAGATTGTCGACCACATCGTGCCGCATCGAGGTGACCAGCATCTGTTCTGGCGTCGCAGCAACTGGCAGGCGCTGTGCAAGCCATGCCACGACCGCAAGACTGCGCGCGAGGACGGTGGGTTCGCCAACCCTCGGCGCTGAGCGCTGGGCCAACAGGGCGGCAGCGGCGCCCGCTGCTGGGCACGGTAGGGGGTGGGGCGTCACCCCCTACCCCCGGGGGGGGTCCGATCCCTGGGCCGCCAGCCGTCCCAGACCGCGCTCCATCTCGATTTTTTAGAGCAGTCGATTTTGAGAGGGGGGGGGTTACGCAATCCGCCTCATAGAGCGCACGAAACTAGGCCGGAGGCCGTTTCGCGTGGCTCGCACGAAAAGGAGCCGTCTATGGGCCTGCAAGACAACGAGGCGCCGGACAAATCCGCCGAGACACCTTCGGGGCGGACTGTCGGCGCTGGTAAGGAGATCCGGTCACCGGCACCGCCGCCGGGCACCAACCTCACGCCGCGCGAGCGCAAGGTGTGGGACTACATCTGCGGACAACTGCGCGAGGCCGGCATGCCGCACCTGACGGCGGGCATCGCCATCGCCGTCGTGTGCCGCACGTTCATCCGCTGGGTCAACACCGAGCTCGAGCTGCAGAACTTCGAGGCATCGAACGGCGGGTCGTACTTCATCAAGACCCCGAAGGGGTACGACCAACCGCATCAACTGTTCTACGCGGCTGCGTCGATCAAGAAGGAGCTCCTCACATGGCTGCCCGAGAGCTGCCTGACGCTGCCGTCTTCGGTGACAGCGCGGGCGAAGCTGGGCGACGAGGGCGTGCAGGACGATCTGTTCGCGGAGCTGTTCGAGCACGGTCTCGAGCGCGTCGCACCCCGAAACAGATTGCCGGTCTGACGCCGGCGGCGCTGCACGAGTGGGACGAGGCGTACGGCCTGCCGGTGCTGCGTGGCGAGATCGCCGTCTGCGAATACGTGTATCTGGCCGTCGAGCGCCATTACCGCGATCTGCGTGATGGTGCCGCGCGCGGCTTGCGCTTCGATCCAGATCGCGCCTGGCACATCATTCGGTTCATCGAACGGTTTTTCGTACACATCAAGGGCTCATTGGCCGGCCAGCCGATTCTGCTCGATCCGTGGCAGAAGTTCTGGACGGCAGTGCTATACGGCTGGCTCAACGCCGACGGCACGCGGCGTTTCACCCGCGGTTACGAGGAAGTCGCGCGCAAGAATGGCAAGTCGACGTGGAAGGGGCCGCAAGGCGCATACCTCTTCATGATGGACGCCGAGCCCGGCGCCGAGGTGTATGCGGTGGCCACCACGCGCGAACAGGCGATGTCGGTGTTCAAGCCGGCCTTCGACAACCTGCGCCGCTGGGCGCGCCGCTCGCCGGGCGTCAAACGGTCCTTCAAGATCCACGAGGGCCGCAACCTCGAGCAAGTGTCGTTCGACAGCGCCGTGTTCAAGCCGCTGCCGGCGAACGCCGAATCGCTGGACGGCTTGAACCCGCACGCCATCCTCTTCGACGAGCTGCACGCGCAGAAATCGCCGGACGTGTGGGAGGTGATGGAATCCGCCCTGGGTGCCCGGACGCAACCGCTGTTGTCCGCCATCACCACGGCCGGTTTCATCCTCGACGGGGTGTGCACCGAGATCCGGCGCTACCTGGTCGAGGTGCTCAAGGGCGAGCGGCAGGACGACAGTTTTTTCGGCTACATCTACACGCTCGATGCGGACGACGATCCGTTCGACGAGGCCGTGTGGATCAAGGCGAATCCGGGGTTGGGGCTGTCTAAGCTGTGGCACTACATGCGCTCGATGGCCCGCAAGGCGAAAGCGCTGCCCAGCGCCAAGGTCAATTTCATGACCAAGGACCTGAACCTGTGGGTGAACTCGGCCGATGGCTGGATCGACCCCCGGGAGTGGGACAAGGGCGGCAAGCGCTTCGACCCTGCGCAGCTGGCGGGCCGACGTTGCTACGGCGGGATCGACCTGTCGTCGACGCAGGATTTGACCGCGTTCGCGCTGGTGTTCCCGCCGCCCGACGGCGATCCGGACGGCGACTGGCACGTGCTGGTGTGGACATGGTGCCCGCAGGAAAAGGCCGACACCCAGGCAGCCGAGGACCGGGCGGACTACAAGCGTTGGGCGGAAGAGGGCTGGCTGACCATCACCGACGGCGCCATCACCGATTACCGCAACGTCAAGGCCGCCGTACTCGAGGCGAGCGCCAGGTATGAGCTGGTCGAAGTCGGCTTCGACGTGTGGAACTCCAGCCAACTGGTTGGCGAGCTGCTCGAGGAAGAGCTGCCGATGGTTGAGGTGCCGCAGAACTTCAGCGGCATGTATCCCGGTTCCAAACGATTCGAGGAACTGGTCTACGGCAAGCGCCTGAAGCACGGCGGCAATGCGGTGCTGCGCTGGGCGGTGGCCAACGTGGCGTTGCTGTTCGACACCAACGGCAATTTCCGGCCGGACAAAAAGAAATCGCGCCTGCGCGGCCGGATCGACCCGGCCGTCGCCGTCGTGATGGCGCTCAGCCGCGCGGCCGTGCTGGAAGACAAGAAATTCCAGCTGAGCTCGCTGGACGACGACGACATTCTCGTGATGTGAAATGAAAACACTGCTAACCGACGCGGTTGGCCTGGCGGGCCTCGCCTGCCTGGCTGCTGGCGTGCGTCTCCAATTTGGACCCGGCCCGGCGCTGATCGTGGTCGGCGCCGTCCTCCTGCTGGGGGCCGTGGCCGCCGCGCGGCGCAAGGGGGCGGCATGATCTTCGATACGCTTTTCGAGAGTCGCAGCAGCCTCGAGAATCCCGAGGTGCCGCTGACGGGCCGCAACCTGCAGGAATGGCTGCATGGCGATGGCGTGGCCACCGTCACCGAGCAGACCGCGATGCGGCTCACGGCGGTCTACTCCTGCATCAATGTCTTGTCGACCGCGCTGGCCCAACTGCCGGCGGTGGTGCTGCGGCGCCAGGGCGACAAGATCAACCCGGCCACCGATCATCCAGCGTACTACCTGCTGCACGACGAGCCGAACGCCTGGCAAACGAGCTACAAATGGCGCGAGACCAAGCAGGCGCATGTGTGCGGCTGGGGCAACGGTTACAGCGTGATCCGTCGCAACCGCGCCGGAGAGGTGGTCGAGCTGCAGCGCAGTCTGCCCTGGCAAACCAGCCTCGTGCGGATCGGCAACCGCTGGACGTACAGCACGCTCGACGAGGACGATTTCCCGCTGGCGGTCGCACCCGAGGACATGATCCACATCCGGGCGCTGGGTTCCGATGGGCGGATGGGCATCAGCCCGATCCGGCAGCACGCCGAAACCATCGGCCTGGGCCTGTCGGTGCAGCGCTACGGCAAGGAATTTTTCGACGGTGGCGGCCGGCCGACTGGCCTGCTGACGGTCAAGGGCGATCTGCAGGACAAATCCTGGGAGCGGCTCAAAGCCTTCTGGTCCAAAGCGGTCGCGCGGCTGAAGCAGTCCGACAACAAGACGCTGCTCTTGCCAGCCGATCTGGATTACAAGTCGATCAGCATCGCGCCGGAGGATGCCCAATACCTTGAAACGCGCAAGTTCAACCGCTCCGAGATCGCCAGCCTGTACAACGTGCCCGGGCACATGATCAACGATCTGGAGCGCGCCACGTTCTCGAACATCAGCGAGCAGGGCGTCGGGTTCGTGCGCTACACGATGATGCCCTGGGTCGTGAACTGGGAGCAGGAGATCAATCGCAAGGTGTTCACGCCCGCCGAGCGCCGCGCCGGCTATTACGTGAAATTGAACCTGGCGGCGCTGCTGCGGGGCACGCCGAAAGAGCGCGCCGAGTTCTATCACTACGGCATTACCGATGGGTGGCTGGACCGCAACGAGGCCCGTGCCCTGGAAGACCTCAACCCGCGAGAGGGACTGTCCGAGCTGCTCATCAGCGTCAACGCCAGGCCGCTCAACGAAGCCACGCCGGCCGCGGCGCCCGTCACGCAACCCTGAGAAAACCATGACCGACATTGAGAAGCGCATGCTGCCCGGGCAGCTGTGCGAACTGCGCTCGTCCGAAGCCGGCGCCGCTGAGAGTGCGCCGACGATCTACGGCTATGCCGCCGTGTTCAGCACGCGAAGCGCGCTGATCGCCGGCTTGTTTGTCGAGGAGATCATGCCTGGTGCGTTCGATGGCGTGCTCGGCGACGACGTGCGCGCGTTGTTCAATCATGACCGGAATTTCGTGCTGGGCCGCACACGCAGCAACACGCTGCAGCTCTCGGTCGACTCGCGCGGGTTGGCCTACACCATCACGCCGCCGAACACGCAGACGGTGCGCGATCTGGTCTTGGCGCCGATGGCGCGCGGCGACATCACAGGCTCGAGCTTCGCTTTCCGGGTCGCTGCAGGCGGCGACGAGTGGCGCCAGGATGGCGATCTCGTTGTGCGGACCATCCACCGGTTCGAGACCCTCATCGACGTTTCCCCGGTGACCTTCCCGGCCTATGACGAAAGCCACACCGCACAGCGCTCGCTGACGGCGTGGCGGCAGGCACGCGACGAGAAAGCTCACGTCGCGGCAATCAATCAGCGTCGCGCACGCGAACGCTTCCTTGAACTCCTCAACATCTAATGGAGATGGTATGACCCTGGCTGAACTGAAGCAGAAGCGTGCAAAGATCGCTGCCGAAATGCGCGCGCTGAACGACAACATTGGCGAGGCCGCGTGGAATGATGAACAGCGCTCGCGCTGGGACGCCATGCGTGCGGATCTCAAGAAGCTCGACGAGCAGATCGAGCGGGAGGATGAGCTGCGCAGCGCGGAACAGCGCTACGTCGAGAGCAACGCCGACGACCTCGCCCAGCAGGCACGACAAGCCGCCGCCGCGGCTGCAGGCCAGCCCACGGACGACGAGCGCCGCGCCGCCGCCTTCGACCATTTCCTGCGCGAAGGCGTCGGCGAGCTGTCCGCCGAGGAGCGCAGGGCGCTGCAGGAACTGCGCGCGCAGGGCGCGAGCGCGCCGGACAAGGGCGGCTACACCGTGCCGCGCACCTTCCTGTCCAAGGTGGTCGAGCAGTTGGTGACGTACGGTGGCATCGCCAGCGTTATGCAGAACCTGACCACGGACGGCGGCGAGCCGATCGATTGGCCGGTGGCGCTGGGTGTAGATGAGGAGGGCGAGCTGCTCGGCGAGAACGAGGCGGCGAGCGAAGACGACATCGATTTCGGCAGTGGCAGCCTCGGTGCTCACAAACTGTCGTCGAAGGTCATCCGCGTCAGCAACGAGCTGCTGAGCGACTCCTCCATCGACATCGAAACGTTCCTCGCCGGCCGCATCGCGTCGCGCATCGGCCGCGCCGAGTCGCGCCTGCTGGTGCAGGGCACGGGCGGCGGTAAGCCGCTGCAGCCTCGAGGGCTGGCCGCGTCGGTGGCAATCACCAAGAACACCGCGAATGCCGCAAAGCTGACCTGGCAGGAGGTCAATACGCTGATTCACGCGGTAGACCCGGCCTACCGGAATGCGCCGATGTACCGCCTGGCCTTCAACGACCAGACGCTGCAGACGCTCGAGGAGCTCGTCGACGGGAACGGCCGCCCGCTGTGGCTGCCGGGCCTGGATGCGTCCGCGCCGGCGACGATCCTGAAGCGGCAATACGTGATCGATCAGGCGATCGACGACATCGGCGCCGGCAAGAAATTCATGTACGGCGGCGACTTCAACCAGTTCATTCTGCGCCGCGTCCGCTACATGGCGATTAAGCGCCTGGTCGAACGCTACGCGGAATACGATCAGGTCGGGTTCCTGGCATTCCACCGTTTCGGCTGCGTGCTGCAGGACACGTCCGCAATTGCGGCGCTGGTCGGCAAGCCGGCTGCGTAAAGGGGCGGGCCGCGAGAGCGGCCCGCTGTTCAGATGATCGAGATTTCCGAGATCCGCGAGCAACTGCGCATCGAGCCGGAAGAAACGAGCGATGCGCTGCTGCAGCGCTACCTGCGCGCGGCGCTGCGCCATATCGAAAGACGGACCAATCGCAAGCTCTATCCGGCCGGCGAAACGCTGCCGGCGGATGCGCCGGACAACGCGCTCCAGCTGGACGACGACCTGGTGCTGGCGGCTCTGCTGCTGATCGGTCATTTCGACGAAAACCGCTCGGACAGTACGGCCGCCGCGATCCGGTCGATTCCGACGGGCGCGGCCGCGCTGATCGACTCCTATCGGTGGTTCTACGATTCGTAGGTGATGCATGCAGCGAGGCAAATACAACCGGCGCATTGTGCTGCAGCGCCGGGAGAAAGGGCGCGCGCCGTCCGGGCAACCCGTTGATGCCTGGGTGGACGTGGCCAGGCCCTGGGCACGCGTGCTGGGCCAGAACGGCAGGGAGTTCATCGCATCGGATCGCGAAACGGCTGAGCGCGAGGTGAGCCTGCGCATCCGGTACCGGCCCGACGTGACGGCAGCCTGGCGCGTGATCCTTCGTGACCAGCCGTGCGACATCAAGGCCGTGCTGCCCGACGAAGAGAGGCGCCAGCATGTCGATCTGGTTGTCACGGTCGGCGCGAGCGAGGGGTAACCATGCTGAAAATGACGAGTGATCTGCTGGAGGCTATCGATGGCCTCGAGGCGGATGTTGTGGAGGGCTATGTCGTCCGGCCGGTGGCGCATGCCGGCGCGCTGGTGTTCTATGAGGAGGCGCGCACGCTGGCGCCGGTGTATAGCGGGCCTGCGCAGAAACGGGTACGCCCGGGGCAGCTCAAGAACGCGATCTATCGTGTATTCAACCGGGACAAGCCCGACAGTGGCCGTGCGAGCTACAGCATCAGCTGGAACGCGGTGGCGGCACCGCACGGCCACCTCATCGAAAACGGCCACTGGCTGGTCAAGAAGCGCAAGGGGCGCAAGCGTCGGATCCGATGGGTGCCGGCGCAGTCGTTTATCCGGCGGGCTTTCGACCGGGCGCCCGATGCCGTCGAGGCGATGCAGCGGCGGGCGCGCGACAAGGTGGCGGAGGTGCTGAAGAAAACCGTGGTCGACGATTTCGGCGACGAGGTAGCGGTCGGGGGGAGCGATGACAGTTGAGGCCAACATCCGCCGAGTCGTCGCGCCGTTCGTCGACGATCGCGTTTTCCCCGACGAGGCACCGCCCGACACGCCGTTGCCCTACGTGACCTACCAGCAGATCGGCGGCTTGCCCTTCACGTTCCTCGACGGCGTGCCCGACCAGCGCAACGGCCGATTTCAATTCAACCTCTGGGCGGCCACGCGCGACGAGGCGAGCGGCCTGATGCGCGCTATCGCCGACGCGGTGGAGCTCGACCCTGTGCTGCAGGCGACCCCGCTGGGCGAGTTGGCCGGCACGGTCGAGCCGATCACCAAGCTGCGCGGGGCCCAGCAGGATTTTTCAATTTGGTTTGCGCGGTAGCTCGTTTCATGTGCGGCGCGGAATTGCGCGAACGCAACGAACCGATTTATGCACTACCTGTTATCCGCTTCGAAATGGTAGCCTGATTCTGCAATAGCTCGATCAAGGCTAAATCGGAAAGGAGAAGTTATGACAGAGCTCGCCGCTTGGTTTTCATATAAATCCGCCAAAAAACTAATCATTGTGTTCATGAAATTCAAAAAATACTTGACTCGTGTGATCAGAATGCGTGGTGATAGCAAGTATTTTGCAATCCAGGTATCTCACCTTCTCGATCAGTACGTTATTGGTTGCGCGGACGTCGTCGGGGATGATGGCCTGTTTCATGGGCGGACGGATGAGGGCGGGTGTCGCCAGCGGCAGACGGCGGCTCCGATCTTCGAGCCGGACAGGTTGAGGGTGGAGTGGAAGTCGCTTCCGATAGACGTAATGAACGATGTTCTTTCGCTTCCTTTCAAAGCTAGCCAGGTGGCCAACTTTGTGAACGGCATTGCGGAATTCTCTATGCCTCCAGACTACTCAGAATTTTTTGAGGAGCGCCAGTATCAGTATGCAAGATTGGGTATCGAGGCTGCTTCACTAGCCAATAAACTTCGAGATCACGCTAACGTGCGTTCACAACCGTTTTTGGTCGGCGATCCTGTCGCTTACATGATTCGAAGAAAGGAGGAGATTGAGGAATATAGAAGGGAGCGCGAGAGAATAATAGGCTCGTCTGTGCTCTAGCTTGTATTCACGTTTCTGTTTTCTGCCCGCCTCGCGCGGGCTTTTTTTTTCAGGAGACACCCATGTCTGTACGTCTACCCAACGGCACGACGTTCTCTATCGCGACCAGCTATGGCCCGGCCAAGGTGTTCACGGCGGCCACCAATGCGAAGCCCGTGAAGCTGTCGAGCGTCGCACACGGCTTCACCAAGGGCGCAGTCCTCGAAATTTCCTCCGGCTGGGCCCGCCTGGACGGGCGCGTCGCGCGCGCGGATGCCGTCACGGCCGACGCCTTCGCGCTCGAGGGCATCGACACCACGGACACCGACATCTATCCCGTCGGCACGGGCATCGGCACCGTGCGTCCGGTGCTGACTTTTCAGCAAATCTCGCAGGTGCTGCAGTCGGCCGCATCGGGCGGTGACCAGCAGTTCTACAACTACTCGTTCGTCGAGGACGTGGCCGACGAGAAGCAAATCCCGACGATCCGCAGCGCGCGCTCGTACACGCTGACGATCGCCGACGACCCGACCCTCGCGCACTACCCGGTGCTCGAGGCAGCCGACGAGGATCGCGTGCCGCGTGTCGTGCAGATGAAGCTGCCCGGCGGCGCACCGATCTACTTCAGCGCCTATGTTTCGTTCTCCAAGGTGCCGACCACGACCAAGAACGAGGCCATGGCCACGACCGTCACGCTGTCCCTCGCGGGCGAGGTGACCCGATACACAGCAGGAGCCTAACCCTCATGTTCAGCATCAATCCGAAACCCACTTTCGCGGCTGAGGCCACTATTCCCGTGGCCGGCGGCGGCACCGAGAAACTGAATCTGCTGTTCAAGCACAAGCGGCGCGATGACGTGCGGGAGTTTTTCGCACGGGCGAGCGAGGGCACCGATGGTGAATCCGATGCCGACGTGCTGCTCGAAATCGTCGAGGGCTGGAAGGACGTAGACGCGCCATTCTCGCGCGAGGCGCTCGACCGGCTCGTACAGAACTACCCGGCCGCACCGCGCGCGATCTTCGACACCTACCTCGCCGAGTTGACTGGCCAGCGCCGGGGAAACTGATCGAGGCGGCACAGCGGCTGTACTGGCGCGCGCCGGAGGCTGGCCAACTGGCCGCCTTCGGCCTGACGCTCGCCGACGTGCAGCCCGAGCCGCTCAGCATCTGGCCGGAGAACACAGCCACTGTGGAGGCATTTGTCCATCTGGGCACGCAGTGGCGCATCGGCGCCCGTGGGCCCATCGGCCTGGACTATGCGGCGATTCCGGTGGTGCTGCAGCTGCTGCGCGTGCCGCCTCACGATCACGCCGACGTGTTCGCCGGCATTCGCATCATGGAACACGCCGCGCTGGCGGAAATGAACGGGGGGTGA